GGTACTTCTGACGGAGTCGTTCCTTTCTGTAAGATCTACGATTCAGCAGTTCTTGCAACCAATCAAGGATCTGTTCGTCGAGGTGCAGCATCAGTCAACATAGATATCGAACATGGAGACTTTTGGGAATGGCTAGAGATTAGAGAACCAAAGGGAGACGTTAACCGTCAGTGTCTAAACCTTCACCAGTGTGTTGTAGTTTCAGACGATTTCATGTCCAAACTAGAACAAGGAGACAAGGAGTCCCGTCGTCGCTGGGCAGCAGTTCTTAAAAAGAGAAAGGCCACTGGAGAACCATATATCATGTACAAAGGTAACATCAATCGTCAAAGTCCTGAAGCCTACAAGAAAAACGGTCTAAAGGTCTATATGACAAACATCTGCAGCGAGATCACCCTACATACCGATGAGAATCACTCATTTGTATGTTGCCTTTCTTCTTTGAACCTTGCTAGATACGAAGAATGGAAGGATACTGACCTTATTTACACTGCTACTTGGTTCTTGGATGGAGTACTTGAAGAATTCATTCAAAGAGCAAAATACATGAGCGGATTCGAAAACTCAGTTAGGTCTGCACAAAAAGGTAGAGCACTAGGTCTTGGTGTACTAGGTTGGCATACTTATTTACAAAATAAAAACATTCCTTTCGACTCTTTGGTTTCTCAATTCGAGACCAGAAAGATATTTTCTCAGCTTAAAATCGAAAGCGAAAGAGCTTCTAGAGACATGGCTAGAGAGATCGGAGAGCCTCTTTGGTGTTCTGGTACAGGAATGAGAAACACCCATTTAAGAGCAATCGCACCAACCGTGTCCAACTCAAAACTGGCAGGTAACGTTTCCGCAGGAATCGAGCCTTGGGCAGCAAACGTATTTACAGAACAGACTGCAAAAGGAACATTCATTCGTAAAAACCCAACCCTAGAAAAGGTCTTAGAAAAGATAGGATACAATACTCCAGACGTTTGGAATCAAATCTTAGCAGACGGCGGTTCAGTACAGGGCCTAGACTTTTTAGATAACTATTGGGTAAAGCTTGGAGAAACCTCAAATCCTATAACTTCTTCAAAACGGTCAAAGCTTACTGAAGTTGAACAAGACACATACGTTCCTTTAAAGGACGTTTATCTTACTTTCAAAGAGCTAAATCAATTGGAACTAGTAAGACAGGCTGGAATCAGACAACAGTACATCGACCAAGCAGTTTCTTTGAATCTAGCCTTCCCTACTGAAGCTGAACCTAAGTTCATCAATCAGGTACACTTAGAGGCATATAACATGGGAGTCAAGACTCTTTATTACATGAGAACAGAATCAGTACTTAGAGGGGACATCGCTGCTCGTGCCACAGTAGATTGTTTGGCCTGTGATGGATAAATAATAAAAAACAATCCATCATGATCCCTAGCTTTAGCGAGTTTATATTCGAAGATCGAGATCCAGAGATATTAAGACAATTAGACAAAGAGTTCGATAAGTTGAAAGACGGTGACGAATTCTTGTATCGAGCAGTTCGATATAAAGTAATTGATAAAAACGAAGGAGCAGTCATAGGCATTCAGACAGACTCAAAATACGAGGATGCTAAGCCTAAGATGATCAACAAAAACATGTTCAAAAATTACGGAAACGTCGCTAAGTAATCATGAAGCATCTAAAGAAATACAAAGAGTTCGTTTTTGAGCAAGCATTGCCGCCTATGCCTGGCGACCCAGCCGCTGCTGGTGCTGCTCCTCCACCACCAAAGGAATACTTATTTGCCTTTGTTGGAGACCGTGATGATACTGGCATACGTCGCCGTAAGTATCCAGACGGGAGCGTAGTCATTGAGTATCCTACTTATTCTGTCACAGAACCAGAACTAGACGAGTGGATAAAGAAGAACGTGACTTCTGGAGAAAAACAAAAACATACTGATGCTGATTTAGAGGTAAAGAAGAAAAACCTTATGGAGATCGTCAAAGGTAAGAAAACAAACGTTTCTGATACTGATTTGACTTTCATTGAAAAGTTAAAAAATGCGGTGACAACAGATATTTTTGGAAACAAAGAAGCTGTTATGGAAGTAGTCTTTACTCAAGACGGCTCTCCAACAACTAACGCAATAAACGTCACCTTCATTAGGACCAAAAAATGAAAGTAATGTCGTTCATACAATTCATAAACGAGAGCGAAGACAAAGAAATCACCTTTTGTAAAGCTGTCGCTAAGAGCCTTATCGATAAGATAAGAGAGTCTAGGTCTATGGATAATGAAGATTACATCTCTTTCTCAGGAATGGAGTTCACAGAACCATTCATGTTTGACTTAATATTAAACGTTAGACGTGATTCTAATCCAAAAGCAAAGTCAGACTCTCACTTTAATGACCTACCTTGGGAAGACCTTAACTTCAAGGAAAAAGGTTATATGATCGATGCTAATACCAAGATGAACAAAAAAGAGATGTTGGTACCTAGAATAGAGTTTCACATACTCTTGAATCCTAAAAAGGAACCTTCTTTCTATAATAAGCTGTATCATAGGCTACTAGACATACTCGAAAGAGCAACGCTTATTTTCTTTTACCTGAAGAGATAGAATCAATGGTAGATGGCATGTATGCTAGATCAGTAGAAGAAAACAGGTTCCTAGACGAAGTTTTCTTTGAATACTTAAGACCTTTTGTTAAGACAGATTACATAACCGCTAAAGAGTTTGAAATAACTATGCGTGCTTGGATAACTCACGCTATCGAAAACTACCCAGACGTAAAACTTTCACCAAAAGCAGACACAATAATCAAATCAATCTAAAACCATACTTTCTTTCTTAGTAAAATATAAGAAAAAGAAATTATTATGAATGATTTTGAAAAATTAAAAGCTGAAATCGCAGCTGCACAGTCTGCTATCTTTGCACCAATCAATGAGATCATTGAGTCAGCTGAAGAAGATGCTCAAAAATACTATGGAAAAGGTGTAAGAAGCGCAGGAAACCGCCTTAAGAAAAAGATGCAAGACATCAGAAAAGCGATTAAGCACCCAGCAGTTAAAGCTGAAATGACAAAAATCCAAGAAGGAGCTAAGAATTTACGTCAGCAATTAGTTGACGCAACTAAGAACCCTGCCTAATCTAAAATATCTTAATTTTAGTAAGAAATGCCTCTTTTTGAGGCATTTTTTGTGTCTATAGCGAAACTATTAAACTTTACTAAGTACAATAGTATAAAATAAAAAAAATAAAAAATTTTACTATGACAGATTTCTTTGATTTACCAGAGGATACTTTTTCAAAGCAGAAAGCATCTTCGAACAGTAGAAAAGTAGATGAGAACGTTTATGACCCAGATCCGAACGCACACAACGGTTCGTATAAGTCAGTCTTCAGATTCGTACCTTACATTCACGACAAAGCAAAAAGCAAGTACACAAAGTACACTGCTAAGTTTTGGAATCCTTTAACTAAAGAATCGGTGATCGTCGATTGTCCATCAAACGTCGGTAATCCTTCAATTCTTTGGACTATCGAGTCAGTCTTGAGATCCTTAAGAAAAGAAGAACCAGATTTAGTTAAAGACATCGATTCTCGTTTCTCTAGATGGTACACTCACCACTCTATTGTTAGATGGTACACTCACCACTCTATTGTTTACGTTAAGAAAGATCCGCAAAGACCAGATCTTGAAGGACAGCTTAAGGTTTTCAAGTTTAGAAACCAAATCGATCAGCTCATCGACCAGATGGTTAATCCGGAGGAAGTAGACGGAATGTCGCTTTCTAGAAAAATAAATCCATACCACTTATTAGAAGGAAAAGACTTCCTTTGTATCGTAGGTAAAAAGACCAAAGAATTTAGAGACTGGTCTAAGTGTAAGTTTATGGATGACGTGACTCCATTCATGTTTAAAATCGGCGATACTCAAGTTGTCGTTGAAAACAGCGAAAAGTCAGTAAAACTAGTCAATGAGTTCTTGACTAAGAACACTCCAAAACTTGACGACTATTTACACCAAGACTGGAGAGAAGAAGACTTTGAAAGAGTAGCTGAAGCTATTTTAGCCGCTATTCCTCAAAAGGAAATCATCCAAATGGTTTTGGAAAGAAGCAAGGACACTAAAATGAACGAGTTATTGAGAGCCAGAATGTCAGGTTCTAGATCTTCAGTAAGCTCTTCATCTTCTAATCCAGTCAAAGACTCTTCAGAAGACCTAATTTTTTCTTCTGAAAAAACAGCACCTCCAGCGAAAGAAGAATCCATCTTTGAAAGTTCTTCTGAATCAGAAGACGATGAATACGATTCATTATTCAAAAATCTATAAAAGTCATGGAAGAAGCACAAACTGAAGTACAGAAAACAGAGGAAGCCAATGCAGAGCAAGGCCAACCTCAAATGGATCCCAACAACGTTTTGTTTGGAATAATCGGCT